ATATCTAAATGTTCCTGTCTAATATTGCCAGTAAAATCTGTAAAAGTTATCCCATTGACAGCTTGGTGGACAGTACTTTCTGCTTGTCCATCATCCCATTGAACCATATTAAATCTTTTCCCTGATGCGTTAAATACATAAGGAAAGTAAATCGAATATGAATGATGTTGTACTTCGTAAATTCCATAAGCTTCTTGATAATTATCTCCTATTCTAAAAGCATATCCGTTTCCTTCATACCAAAGACTTACGTAACTACCTCCAATTCCACCATTTATGTAGATACCATTTAATGAATCCCCGGTTGAAAATATCATATTATTTGATATATTTGATCTACTTAACCATGTATTTTGTCCGATTACTATACAGGCATCCAAAGTATCACTATCATCATTTCCTTCTTGAATTCCTATTTCGTTCCCCGTAATAATAGTGTGATCAAAATTTGCTGTCCAATCAGACGATACATCAGCATCCACAAATACAATCCCTCGATCATTACAGGTTAAGGTGTTTTCCATTATATGTATTCCATCACAATATGGAGTAAAAATTGTACCAGGGCCAACATGGATTATTTGGATTGCATCCGAACAATTCCTGACTGAACAATTATATATTTTAAAATTACCCACATCTTCAACTGCAATTCCTATATTTGTGCCAACATCCCTATCGTCTGGTTCTGTTACATAACCATCGCCAAATATTCTCAATCCCTCAATATTATGATTTGGTTCAGATTGAGTTAACCATCCTAATTGAACTTTCAAAATGGTATCTGCTGTTGAATAAATGGCTGAACCATAACCAACAATATGAACATGATCCCTTGATATTCCTTTTTCATCTGCACTATAGCCCGTGCTATCACGGAATGATTCTCTAATTAACCATGTATCATTAGTATAGTAACTTCCAGTCAATTTCATTTCTGGTTTTCGTCCCGCGGGGAAGGCTTGCCACATCGCATTTAAAGCATTCTGGTCAGTTGAATCTATTGATAATCCCCACCATTCAGGATAAGCTATTGCTACAGCAGCGGTATCAAAAAAGACTGTTACCGAATCACCAAAACATTGATAAATTCCTGCATCAAACGTACCATTAATGATTAGGTTTTCATTGGTAGCAACTGCATCTATTTTACTTCCTTGCAAAATATGCAGATTAATATTGTCAGGAAAAGTCAGGGTTGCGCTTGTCTCGTATGTTCCTGCACATATCAAAATTGTTCCACCACCACTTGCATTACAAGAATCAATTGCTTCTGAAATAGCTGTATAGTCATCTATGCTATCATTTGCTATTGCTCCATAAGCTCGTATGTCATAATGCAGTCCTTCGGCATTAACAATGTCATTACTGGTTATCTTTTTAACATTAACATTGCCATAAATCCGTCTGCCGTCAATATCTCTTTGAGCAAATAAAAACGATGGCATTAAAAGTAATATGTAAATTAATTTTCTCATGTTATCTCGGCTCCAAATAAACTGATTGAAATTGCGTTTGCGGTTCCTTGTTTATAAGCAAAGTTCCCCGCTGTATTATTCATTGGAATATAGCAAGGTATTCGGTAACTTCCATCTGCTTCAAGAACTGCTTCCCAAACTAAAGCAGTGCTTTCGTCATAAGTCGTTCCATTATCATCACAGAATAATGAATAGCGTGCTTCTGTATCTGTTGTATTACATAGCCATATCTCTTTTATTATCGCTGTTGTACTTAATCCTGGGCTATAAACAGAAACAGCATTTATGCTATTTTCCCTTGCTTGCGTTAGTTGTTTTTCTTGAAAAGCCATTATGATTGTCCCATTAATGTAGAGTATCGCTTATAATAAGCCTCATTATTATCGGTTAGTCCGCCATAATTAGTAGTTAGTTTCCAGCGTACTGTGCCGGGATTTGTGTCAGGGGCGATTACATCGGGTGAAGATTCAGCCCCGCCGGCATCAGCATCACAAAAATAAATGTAGAAATTAGACGAAATAATCACAACCGCAGCATCCTGATTATTAAGTGTCGCTCCGTCTATTGAATCAAGCGCACCATCGCCTCCACCTGTTAATGCTGTACAGAAATATGCTTTTTTAATATCCATTAGGTGCCCCTCCCACTCGTGCCAATATTTTCAGCGGCCGTATATCGAGCATTTAGTATCTCTATTTCTGCCATTGCTATATCCAACGCTGCTTGTTTACGATCCAATTTTCCATCTACCCCCCAACAAAGAGCCTCGGCTAACATTAAAATTAATGGATGTAATGCTTTATTCAAAATAGGATCAACATCGGTTGTCATCGTAGTAGGCGCTTTCAAATAAAAGACCTTCCCTTTTGTTAAGGCTGTAGTTGTAGTTAAGGGATAAATTGAGTTAGCGAAAATATAATAAAGCGGGTTAGCATCACTACCTGCTAAATAGGTATTTTCGGTTTTCTTCAATTGTTCTAAATCTTCTTCCGTTGCCCAAATAAATGAACCCGACCCGCCAATCTGGATAGCCACTTTCAAAATACCTTCTGCACCACGAAATATGGTATTGCCAATCCCACTTAACGCATAAGTTGTGCTGAAATCGAGTGTTGCTACGGATATAGTCTCTAATTCAGCCAGATAACAGTTATGAACTGATTGGGCTACTTGAATTTGTGCTTTATTAAGCATAACCATTTTCAAGACAGTTGTGAAAATAGTGGCTGCTGCATCTTCGAGTCTAAGACCCAATTCGGCAATCATGCTATTTGTTATATCTCCTGCTGCCATAACATTTCCTAAATATTTCTACCTTTTGTACCTATCCCTTCTGCAGGGGTATATTTTTCATTTAACATCTTGATCTCATTGAAAGAGGCTGTTAATGCTGCGTTTCTTCGTTCCAACTTTGCGTCCATAGCCCAACAAATGCTCTCAGATAAACTTACTATTAATGGATGCAGTGAACTATTAAGAATAGGATCAACACCAGTAGTCATAGTTGTTGGAAGTTTTAAATAAAGCACTCGACCTTTTAATAAAGTATATGAAGTAACTGAAACATAAATAGTATTAGAAAACACATAATAAAGAGGGTTGTCATCGCTGCCAACTAAATAAGGATTCTCGACTCGTTTGATTTTCTGCAAGTCCAATCTGGTAGCATAAACATAAGAACCCGATCCGCCAATTTGAACACTTACTTTCAATATCCCTTGTGATCCCCGCATAACTGGAGCAGATGTCAAGCCTGATGTTGCATAGCCAGAAGTTGCAATTCCACTCCAATCAATTGCAGTCTGCTCTACTTCTAACTCTGTCAAGTATGAATTATGAAGCATATTAGCAAGTTGTAATTGCGCTTTATTCAAAGCCTCCAGCTTAAATGTATTCGTGAAATTTATCGCGGCTGCATCTTCTAAACGAAGTCCCAACTCGTCGAGCATTAATGTAGTAATCTCACCAGGCATTAATTTGTCTCCAATTTAATATTATAAATTTCTGTTTCATTGGTTGTAGTAGTTGTATCAATAATCTCTATTTTAAAAGAATGACATCGTAATCGTATTGCCATTTTAGAAGTTATAATATTAGGACTAACTGCCAAAGTGCCAATAGTTGTTGATGAAGAACTACCATTCAGATAACATTTGACCGTTAATTCAACTGCCGATTTATAACGAATCGACACGCTTCTGATGAGACCAGTACGTCCACCTGTATCGCCTGTAATATTAAAGAATTTAGTCGCTACACAACTTCCTACCGCCTCTTCTTCTGTTATTGAATATATCTTGTCGTCAGATTCATTGAATATCATCAAGTTGTTGTTGTTATCATAAGCAATCACATCACAAGTTTTTGCTGTGTCTATTTCACGCCAGTTTTTTGTTGTAATGTTGAACGCCCATATGGAGGTGCTGGTAAATCTGTAAATAATTTCAGTGTAGATTCTGTCATATCCAACCTTAATTGCAGTCTTGTCGCTGATGGCAAGATAGATGTCGTTTATCGCTTCGCTGATTCTGTTATAGATTAATGGTGTCTCGTCTGCGGCTGCTTCAAAATTCACATCTAATCCATAAATACCATCAGTAGCGCAAAAGTAGATTATTTGCCCTACTTGAATAAATCCTTTTTTTGCCACATTGCCACGATTGAAAGAACTTTCCAATAAACGCCTCGAACTGGAGTTAGTTATATCGGGTACTTGCAGTTTGTGAATCGAACTTCGTTTGAGTATTATCAAAGAACCAAAGCTGGTAGCTAATCCTGTAATCTCGTAGCCAGTGTCATCAGTGATTTTTGTTACGTTGGAAACAGGATTCACGTCTAACTGGTCTAACTCTGAATCACTTATCCAATCGGGATGGGCTTCATTCTTCCCGCCGGGATCTAAGATGAGATTCCCCTGCCACAATTTCCCAAAGTGTATTATGGCAAACTCTCCATTGACTTTAATAGAGGGTTCATTTAAAATAGAATAAGTTGCCCCAGTAGTTAGTTCGCTATCAAAAAAGTATAAATATCTATGTAAACCACTTTCAACAAAATAGTACAGACCATTAACAACAGTAATTATTTCCCATGCCCATTGCATATTCGTAAACTCGGAAATTGTTACTGGGTAACGAACATATTTTTTATCATTTGCTGATATAACTCTTATATAAGATGGTGAAGTTCCTAATTTAAAAAGAGACCCAACCAATGCACCACTGGTATATGACTTATCACCATCTCTATCTACAAATGCAAATAAATCGCCAGCATACGCAGCAGACGATCCCTCGTGCCGCAGAGTTGCTGAACTTGGATCACCATCAACATTACCTGACCGAAATTGCCAGGCAACATTATTATAGTCTTCATCAACATAGTCCGCTAAAGGCGAACCACCAAAAGTCATTTTCTTGCTTACTCCAAATACTTTACGCGTAGAAGAATAAGGAGTATATATTTGATACCAATCATTATCTGATCCTGCTAATCTAATATAATAATAAAAGGGATCTAAGTCAATTGTTGGTATATCTGGAATGTAAATCTGATATTTTCCTGAAACTGCATCCGTTCCATTATATTTTATTAATAAATCTGTATCACGGGTCAAATCTATCGAATGAATGAGTTCATAAGAACCATCTATTTCATTACTTACATCTCCAATATTGCCTACATCTGAACGATAAACATTTACTCCAGTAATCCGTTTATTGAAATCAGACATATCAAAATCCAACACTAATTGTAAATAAGTATTATCAGTATAGATTGCTCTTATTTCATCTGATAATAAAGATTCATTTTCTCCATCATAAAGATAGCTTAATTTGTACCATTTAATATTATCGGCTGCCATCCACGTTCCACCAGAAACTATAGTAACCAGCACATTCAATCCATCAACTGCAATATTGGGTGAGGTCAAAGTGATTGGATATAAAAAAAGGCCTTCTGAATAATCTGGGCCTGGTTCATAAGTATCATCAAAATAACTTCTTTCTATCCACCCCATCCAGATACCAATTGCTTCATTCGAACCACTGCCTACCAACCCACCAGCACCAGGTAATATCCGTAGTATTTCGTTTTTCTGGATTATTGGGTTTTTACTATAAACATGATAAAAAGAACCCTCTACAGACGCCAAAGTCCCAATAGATTCCCATGCCGTACCAGTCCAGTACTTCAAGGTAACGGCACAAGTTGTAGCATCTATTGCGATAGCAATAATGACATAGCCAGTTCCCGAACCTTTGCCTGATCCTGCCGTCAGATGCTGATTAAAGTAAGTAGTCAAATTGATAATTGACGATCCTACTGTTACTGGTATTAATTCTCCCAGCCCGAAAGTTTTCCGTAACAATCCATTAACTGGACGATAATTCTGTAAAACTGTGGCAAGATTACTTTCCGAATCTTCTTGATCAGCATTAGTAAAAACACCAGTGATTTCTTTTAGTTCTATCATTTTAGATAAATGTCAAATCGTAATAGTCCTTCGTGGCTTGACGTTGCATCACATCCGTTTATTTCAAACAACAATCCTTGTGTCCCATAACCAAAAGCGCCGGTAATAGATGCACGATAAGTCAAACCATCTGTCCAGTCTAATGAATTAGCTGAAGTAACACAGCCCGGTGGTGTATCAAATGACAAATAAACATAATCATTCGTACTTACTTCTGCGTGTGAATTGACAGAATAACATTTTATTTGTAATGAATCAGCGGCTAAATCAGTATTGATGAATTTAATATCTATTTCACCAAACCCCGACCAAAGACCACGCCGTAAAGTATCAAATCCGGCAGCCACTAACGTTTCCGCAGCCAAAGTATCTATTTCCCAACCTCTGTTAAAATCAAACCGGTCAGGAAACTGTATCCAGATAGAATCTTTATCAACCACAGAAGCACTGCCGCTGGTAACCAATACAGTAATAGTTAATTTTCTGGCATGAACCGGCCCATAATCAATTACATTTTGATATTGGGCGAAAGCTACACTCGAAATAAATAACAGGATGAGAATTGATTTTATACTTCTCATATTATTTTCCTTTACTTGTTGATTTCTTGGTTTCTAATACGGGTATTTTAGCTGTTGTTGGGTACATCTTCGGAATTAATTCCATGTAATTCAAGAGTTTTTCCAACAATTTTTGGATTTCGCCCAGCTTATGATTTTGAGTTTTTCCTAAATTCTGCATATTTTTGTTAACTTCGTCAATTCGTTTGTATAGTGTGATGTCCATTTTTAAAACCTCATAAATTAAATTATTTTCTTGCTTTTTATTGTTTAATTTATTATATTTATATTACTTTGAAGTAATTACTGTTTATAACCCGGTAAAATTGTAACTTATAGAAATTGGAAACATATTTAACCCTCCACAATTGCGATCCAACTTTCTATGCCTTAAAGCTTTCCTCCCATGACATCTGAAATACGGGTTTGTTTATGTCGGCGTTGTGCATAAATTAATCGAGTATTTACTACATCTTTTTCATATTTCATATAGTATCTATCAGCGATGTCATGTTTTTGATCCATTTCATAGATTATGCCTAAAGTATGATTTATAATTTTATACTGTTCGGTAGCTGGTATAATAGGAGAGGTTGTCGTATCATCTATATTATAATAACAATACCACAACCTCAAAATACCCTCTTGTAAGGGTTTGGGCACAATTTGGATATTTGTGCCCTCAATCCAATAAAAATATGGCGTACCTGTCTGAATCAGTCCGGTTGATTTAGTTATTTTACCACTGGTGCTAATATTAAGAGGCTCCAACACTATGCCCCGATATTCAATGCGGAACTCTTTTACAAAATCAGATGGTAAGGCTATCAGATGGGGTATCTCACTTGCCTCAATCGTCATGTCAGTGATCCCTTCCTCGGTGGTTAATTGACCAATTGAAGTTAATGTGATTACCCCGGCTGCTACGCTATAAATCGTGTAAGTACCGTCATTGCTTGTTGACTCATCTACCACGATTTGTTGATTCGCTACAAACCCATCTGTTATAAAACCACTATCGCTATCAGTGATGGTATCTCTTGTGTTACCTGATCCCTTGACAAAACCAATAGTAGTCTCCGTGCCGTCAAATTCAACTGTTGAAGCTTCAAGCTGAATGTCTCGTTGTGCCATTGTGCAGAATGTTTGTCTGATAAACTCATTTTCTGATTCATGTAACAATTTGGGAATATTTACCGGCAATCGAAAACCAGTTTTGTCGGTGTTGAACTTTGTTCTGCTTACTAATTCAGCAAAGGTAGCCATATTTTATCCTTAAATTAGGGGGTAACTCCAGCTGACTCCCCTGTTAACAGTATGTTAAGGAAGCCAACGAATCATAAGCAACGGCATGAGTAATGCGAGCTCGTCCAAAATAAACATTCGGGGAAGCAACGCCAACAACTGTAATGCCATACTTTGCCCATGTTAAACGAGTGGTAAGAGTAAGGGAATAGGTTGTACCTGAAATAGTTCGGGACAATATTACTATACCATCGCCGCTTCCTGTGGTACATTTTGCATAGGCTGCCGGTAAGGTTAGTAAGGCTGTCGCCGGGGTTAGCCCATTACGGGCATCGTTGCCATCCTTACCGTCTATATAATACCATGTACCTGCTATCTTCTCCCGATAAGTCACTTTGCGTTACGTTTGCTGCTGCCATTGTGTTGACATACTCCCTGGTCAGCATACTACTTTGACCGAAAGAGTTTGTCGCTAGCAGTGCAAAAATAATAACAAAGATTATTTCTCTGATTACTTTTCTCATATTATACTTCAGAATAGTTAATTAAGTAGGGAGGGCTTTTCTCCCCCCCCCTACGAAAAAACAAGTTAACTTGCTGATACAATTTTCGGCAAGCCCTGCAATTGTACGTCTTTGGTCGCAACGGCTGTCGTGGTAATGTATGCCCCACGAGATATAGCAATGGTATCAGTGGCATCGGCCATTCCTGAATATTCCAGATAACCATGGGTGAGCATGGTCAATCCGCTCGCACCGGCTTCACTGGTAACTTGACCAATAGTTGTTAATGTCATAGTTCCAGCTGCGATGGAGTAGATTTCCCAACTCCCATTGTTGCCCGCAGTTGTTGCACCGGCAATAACGATTCGCATACCTGCCAGAAACCCATCGGCGACTAAACCAGAACTGCTGTCAGTGATGGTATCACGAGTTGCACCTGAACCTGCCACAAAAGTCAGATGGGTGGCAATACCATCAAAGGCAATCCGATTCATTGATTCCAGATACTTACCAGCCGCCGTTATTGAGGCACTGCCCAGAACACGGGCCTTTGCCTTACCGTAGACTTGTATCTTGCCAATGCTACCGTTAGCGATTCCCAATGCGTCATCACAAACACCTTGCCAGCATTGAACTGCATTGGTAACCGGGATGATAGCCTTTAATTCCTGACCCTCCGTCCCGGTGAAAAATAACGAAACCACATCGCCAAGATTGAGTTTACCGCCGGTATTGTTGTAGGCCGTTACACCGAAACCGTCCCTACCTGAATTGTAGCCGATTCCGCAACGACTAAAATCTGTTGATTTTCCCATTCCAAACATATTATTATCTCCTTAGTTATTAATTACAATTAAACGTATATCTGGTTATCAGTGGGAAGCCCATAGATTGCACCCTGACGATCTCGTCTTGAACACCAGATACAACCAAACCAGTCCAACCCTGAACCATAGACCGGTTGCCGCTCTAACTTCTTCCACGGAACCCATTTAAAATTTACATTCGGCGAGTGAGTATAGCCAATATACTTTTCGTTTACGGCAAAGAAATAGGCAGTAGAATTAGCTGCGTCTTCATCCATTTTACCACCAGGAATTTGACTGTCAACCGCGATTTTCATCTGTCTGAATCGCAGTACATTGAAGCCTCCGTCTGCCTCCATGATGTTATTAGTCAAACGTTTATCAGCACGCAGAATCTCCTCGTAAGCATCCCATACTCCCTGTGTCGTTAAACCCAGGGTTGGCTTATCATTACCTATTGTGAGAGGTCCAATTAACTTACGAAGCAGTTTCTCAAAATAGTAGTCAGAGGTTGGGTCAATTATATCTGACGGACTGGGAACAGCTGCACTTACGTCATAGATTTTCGGGTTCCAATCAAACTTGTCTTCTGTGGCAGCATTGATTCCGCCAACTATATTATTGGCTGTGCCAACGATTTTTATTAATGAATCTGGATCAGTTGCCTCCAGATCCGCCACTTTTTTATAGAGCAATGAACTAAACTCATATTTCATCGTTTCGCTCATGTTTTCGCTTTTATTTCTGGCAAGACTAATATCAGCAGCTTTGCCTATATTCTGGACTTCCAGACGTTTTTGTGAAATCGTCATATCACCATGCACATGCTTGATTTCGTACTGGGCACGATCCAACATATCAACAGGCTGAAAAGTATATTCGCCGTATTCGTCCATCGTTTGAACGTTTTCCCGGCCATAACGTAAATCAATCTGTGCCTTGTCTCCGCCAGGGAATGGCTTGCTCTTTTGCAACATACGGGAACTAAAATAGTTGTCATTGTTAATGGCAGATATGACATCCATGATAAAATCCCTTGTCGCAATATTAAGGTCGTTTAAGACCATAGTTATATTTCTGGACATATTATAAATCTCCTATTTTACTTGTGAATTACCGTTAAGCAGTATGTACACCTAACTTTTTATATAAACGCTGTTCGGTTTCATCAAATCCACTGCTTGGAGTAGAATAATCAAAAGATTCTGCCCCGGTGGGTTCGACTACACCTGGCGACGCCGCTGGCACTTTACCCTTCAACTCTGTTAGTTCCTCATTACGGGTTTTTAATTCCTTCTTCAGTGCTGTTTTGTCTTTCTCTAACGATTTGATTCTATCATTGAGACCAGAGACTTCCGTTTCGCGATTGTCGGCTAACCATATCTTATGAGCGGTTTTTAAGTCAACATTGTGTTTGTCCGCCAGGTCTCCCAGCGAGATCAATGCGTCTGTGTCTGTATATCGCCCATCGAGCTTCTGAACCTCGAATACTTCTTTCTCTAACTCTAAAGCTGTGCGCTCTTCTTCAAAGACTGACTTTATTTCGTGCTGTTTCAGAATCTTGTCGTTATTGGCTCTCCAGTGTTCGACTAGTTTGCGAAATGGATTGCTTTCCTTCTCTGAATACCAATCATCGGCACTTTCAAGAAAGTCTTTCAAGTCATCTAACTTCAGAATCTCGTCAACAATCTCCTGGTAATCTTTGATTCCAAGTTCAGCCACTAATGCCTCAAGTTTCTTGCGTTCTTCTGCTATCGCTTGAGACTTTTGAATATTTAGTGCATTGAATTTGTCATAATTATCAAGAGATTTTAATAATTGATCTTGTGATTCTGCATCTTCAAACTTTTTAAGTCTCTCGATGACTTGATCATTAAAGGTCGGTTCTACTTCAGCGGATTTCTTTTCTTCTGCTGCCTGTTCTTCGAGGTGCTCTTTTTTAAGAGGCTCTTTCTCAGGTTCTGGTTTTTTCTCGGCTGGCTTTTCAGTGGTCTCTTCTTTTGACTTGAGAAAGTCATTGCCAATATTAATTCCTATTTCAGCATCAGAATAAGTCCGAAGAATGTCGTTACCATGTTCATCTATGCCAACAGGTTCCTTAGTAATTTCTTCAGGAACCTTTATCGTTTTATCTGTTAAGTCTTTGTTTAAACCTAATTTGTCTAATGTGTCTTGCTTTAATTCGTAATTCATTTATGACCCCCTCGTGAATACTACTTTCAAGTTTCCGTCTGTGGTCTTTATTTCTTTTGTGTTGAAATTCGGGACAACGGTCATTGAGGTATGAATAACCTTCCCGGCATCTTGTGTTATTGTTCTGACAAGCGAGTGAATGCCTGCGTTGGATGCCTGTGTTATTACTGTTGTTGTGCCAAATCGCTGTATTGACATTACGCTCCACATTTTGTTGATAGTTACCTCGGTGCCCGTTGCTACCGATTTTCCTGTCTCTGATGTATTATCCATTGTTTGCCTCATTGGTTAGTGGTTAAAGTAAAAAAGCCACTAACCCATCTGTAAAAGATGTTTCAGTGGCTTTAAATTTAGCTTTCGCAAGCGAATTAAATCTAAGTTGCCTGTATTGAGTACTTAATCTCTTAATCTTTTTTATGTATTAAATATGCTTCTTTATTATACCATTTTTCTCTTTTGCATGTTCGGGAAGATCGTTGTACTCCCGGATTTTAGTCCGCCATGTGTCCATGTTTATCTGATGACCACCGTAAATCCGCCGTGAGTTTCCACCACACTTACACTTTATTCTTTCTGGAATATGTCCATTTGGACTTAATTGCAACTCTATTGTTTTGTTGCAGCTTTCACATTTGTAATCAAAAAACATCTAATTCTCCTTGGCTGGAAACAAGGTGGAGTCAACGCTTCCCTTTATTCTTGTGATCCCACCATTTAGTAACGAAAATTCGATTCTAATGTTCCCGGTATGCTTAAGATTAACATAATAAGAAACATATTCGATGA